CTCACGGGTGGCCTGGGTGACGAGTCTGGGCTCTACACGGCGTCGAACCGGGTGCTGGACACGTGGCAGACGATGCGTCGCGGGATCGCGGCCATGCAGGGTCGCACGGTCGAGCTCACGAACCCGTGGGACCCGATGGAGAACTCGGCGGCGCAGCAGGCGTTCCAGTCGCGCCGCAAGGACATCTTCAAGTACTACCGCAAGCCGCCGGCTGACCTGTCCTACGGCAACAAGCGCGAGCGGCACAAGATCCACCTGCACGTGTACGCGGATTCCCCGTGGGTTGACGTCGCGGGCATTGATGCCGAGGCCGCCGAGCTCGTCGAGACTGACCCGACGCAGGCTGAGCGGTTCTTCGGCAACCGGCTCGTGCAGGGCCTCGGGTCGTACATGCCAGAGCCGCTGTGGGATGCGACTCTCCGCAAGGAGGCGTCGACCGAGAAGCGGGTGACGCTCGGCTTTGACGGTTCACGCTCCGGTGACTGGACGGCGATCCGCCTCGAGACGGCGGACGGCTACCGGTTCACCCCGACCTACGGCCCCGACAAGCGTCCGACGTTCTGGTCGCCGGACGAGTGGGGTGGGCGCATCCCGCGCACTGAGGTGCAGGCCGCGTGGGCCGAGATCTTCGCGACCTACACCGTGTCAAGGGCCTACGTCGACCCGCGGCACTGGGAGACGCAGGCCGATGCGTGGGCGCTCGAGTACGGCGAGGACGTCGTGGTGATCTGGCCGACGAACCAGATCGGACGGATGTTCGACGCGCTCGTGCGCTACCTCGAGGACTCCACGGAAGGGCTCACGTCACACAGTGACGACCCGACCGCCAAGACGCACGCGCTGAACGCCCGGAAGAAGGCCACACGGGGAGACAAGTACTTCCTCGACAAGCCGTCTGAGACGCAGAAGATCGACATCCTCATGGCCGACGTGCTCGCGCACGAGGCCGCCGCGGACATGCGGGCTGAGGGCTGGACCGACCAAGACAACAGGATGTTCGTGTTCCGCTGACAAGCCGTTGGGAGGGCTCCTGTGGCACTTGCTCCCAACGAGAAGCGATTCGTCGATGCCCTGAGTGACACCGCCGCCAGGTACTACCCCGGCGATGAGCGTCTGTCGCGCTACTACGAGGGTGCGCAGCGTCTCGATCAGCTCGGACTGGCGGTTCCCCCGGAGCTGCGTCGGTTCGAGACGGTCGTCAACTGGCCTCGCGTGGTCGTGGACACGATCGAGCACCGCCAGGACGTCAAGGCGCTCCTGCTGCCCGGCTCTGACCAGGCGGACGTCGGCCTGATGGACCTGTGGCGGGCGAACAACCTGGACTCGGACCTGTCGCTGCTGAACCGGGATCTGATGATCTACGGCCGCGGCTTCATGTGCGTGGGGACCAACCCGGAGAGCAAGGACTTCCCGCTCATCACGGTCGAGTCGCCGCGCGAGATCACCGTCGCGGTGGACAAGCGGACTCGCAGGATCACGGCAGCCTTGCGCCTGTACGACGTGGAGCAGGGTGTCCCTCAGGCGTGCACGCTGTACCTGCCGGACGTGACGATCTGGGCGGCATTCGACCGTGGCATGTGGCGCGAGGTTGACCGTGACGTGCACCGCCTGGGTCGCGTGCCGGTGGTCATGTTCCTGAACCGGCGACGCACGGGCGACTGGCACGGGACGTCGGAGATGGTCGACGTGATCCCGCTGACCGACGCGGCTGCGCGTTCGCTGACGAACCTGCAACTCGCTGCCGAGACCTTGGCGGTTCCGCAGCGGTACGTCCTGGGTGTGTCCAAGGGCGACTTCGTGGACGCCGCGGGCAACCCGCTGCCGGCGTGGGAGTCGTACATGGGCAAGCTGTACGCCCACGGGAACTCGGAAGTGAAGGTCGGCCAGCTTGATGGTGCCAACCTCAAGAACTTCCACGACACGGTGAACCACTACGGGCAGCAGGCCGCCTCGGTGACCGGTTTTCCTGCCGAGTACTTCGGGCAGTTCACGTCGAACCCGGCCGCTGAGGGTGCGATCCGAGCCAACGAGTCGCGCATGGTCAAGCGCATCGAGCGTCAGAACGCGATGGTCGGCTCCGCGTTGGGCTGGGTCCTAGGCATCGCCGAGCGCATCCGCACAGGCGCGTGGCCGGACGCGAACCGGGTGGCTGTCGAGTGGCACGACCCGGGCACGCCGACGTTCGCGCAGCGCGCCGACGCCTTGCAGAAGCTCTCGGGTGGTGTGCCGCTGATCTCCCGTCAGGGCGCGTGGGACGAGCTCGGCTGGTCCGAGGCCCGCAAGGACCGCGAGCGGGTCTACTTCGAGCAGGAGTCCTCCGACCCGTACCTGGGCCTGATGGTCGAGAAGGACAAGGCGATGACCAGTGCTGCAGCGAGCGGGATGGTGACCGGTGGCGTTGCAGACGCTCCCGTCGTCGGCGGCTGACTACTCGCGTCGTCAACGCCTCGAGATCCAGGCTGCGACGGCCGCGGTTCTGCGGCAGTGGCGGCGCATGGGAACCGAGTTCGATGCGTCGTACTCGCGGATTGAGCCGACGTTGCTGACCATCGCGGACGTTGCGCAGGCGAAGATCGCGACGGCAGCACAGGCGTACATCCCTGCCGTGCTCGCCGAGACGGGACAAACCCGTGCAGTCGAGCCCCGGCTCGAGGTGCGGGCGCTATCCCTGGTGGGCGTGGCCGGTGATGGCCTGCCGACTGACGGCCTGCTGTACGGGGCGGTGACGCACGCGAAGGAGATGGTCGGGACCGGGATGACGGCCCCGCAGGCGTTGGCGTCCTCGTCGGCGTGGCTGTCGACCGCATTCGGCACGCTCCTGTCAGACACGGGCCGGTCGTCGGAGAACCTGGCGATGCAAGCGCGCCCCGTCACTGGGTACGTCCGGATGCTCAACCCGCCGTCGTGCGGACGCTGCGTGATCCTCGCAGGTAAGCGCTCGGGGTCCTCGACAGCGTTCGCACGGCACCCGGGCTGCGACTGCCGGAACATCCCAGCGTCGGAGTCCGTGGCCGGCGACCTGACGGTCGACGCGAACTCCTACCTGGACAGCCTCGACGAGGCCGGGCTCCGCAAGGCGCTCGGATCAAGGGCCAACGCACAGGCGTACATCGACGGTGCCGATACCAACCAGCTCATCAACGCCTACCGCCGCAAGTTGCTCACCAATGGCACCTACACCGGCGGCGTTCGCTCGGCACAGGTCTACGGGCGTGGCGTCAAGTACACGACCGAGGGCACCACGCGCCGCGGGTTTGCTGGTGCACGCATGGCCGGTCGCAAGGCACCCCGGCTCATGCCTGAGTCGATCGCCGCCATATCGACCAGCAATGCCGACCAGGAGCGCCTCCTGCGCCTCTACGGCTGGGTCCTCTGACCCCACCACTTCCCTGCCGCGCGATGCGATCCAGGGCCACCACCGCACCACCCCGAGCGATTTGGGAGAACCATGCCGGAGCAGGCCATCACCACCGAGCCCACCACCCCCGAGGTCGCGGCACCGACGCAGGGCGAACCTGCCGACAAGCTGCTCGGCCCCAACGGGGAGAAGGCGCTCGCAGCCGAACGCACCCGTGCCGACGCCGCCGAGAAGGCAGCCAAGGACCTCAAGGCGCGACTCGACAAGATCGAGGCGGCGAACCTGTCCGACCTCGAGAAGGCGCAGAAGGAAGCCGCCGAAACCAAGGCTGCGCTCGCCGACATCACCCGCCAGAACCTCCGCAACTCGGTCGCGCTCGCGAAGGGCGTCCCCGCAGACCTCGTGGAGTTCCTGACCGGTGACACCGAGGCGGACATCGCCAAGAAGGCCGACGTCCTGCTCGCCCGCCTGAACACTCCGACATCACCGAAGCCCGACCCCTCCCAGGGTGCCGGGTCGAGCGCAGGCAAGGGCTCCACAGCGGAGTCCTTCGCCGAGTTCTTCAACTCCCACATCTGACCCTGAAAGGCGGCCATCATGGTCGATCTGTCCCGCGCAACGACCAACGTGTCGGCGCTCCTGCCCACCGACGTCTCCCAGGAGATCCAGGCCAAGACCCTCGAGGCATCGGTCGTCCAGACCCTCGCCCGGCGCGTCTCGGTCCCCGGCTCCGGCCTGACCATCCCCGTGATCTCCGGCGAGCCGACCGCAGCGTGGACCGCTGAGACGGCCCGCAAGCCGGTCAGCACCCACACGCTGAACAAGCTCGTCCTGACCCCGAAGAAGCTCGCCGTCATCGAGCCCTTCTCCGACGAGTTCCGCCGCGACCTGCCCGGCCTGTACGCCGAGCTCGC